AAATTAGATATATATGCAATGCTCCATGCACAATCGGTTGATGAATATGATTTTACTTATCCTATGAAATCTTGGATGCGAGGTTTTGAGTTAGGCTTAGATAAGCGAATGACTGGTATATTTGTAGGATCATCTATTCATAAAGATCAATTACGAAATGCTGGATTTGAATCTCCTATACATGTAGTTTCGTTACCAATTGATAAACAAGCTACATTAGATAAACTACCCAATTATGATCCAAATCTAGATCGTGAAAAAATTGTTGTTTCATCTAGTAGATTAGATAAAGAAAAAAATCCATATTTTATGATGAATGTAGCTCGAGAATTTCTTAAAACACATCCGGATTGGGAATGGCACGTGACAACATCAGGATCTGAATTTAAATCCATGTTGCCAGGAGTTATAGAAAGTCTTAATAAATTAGCAGCTGAGAATAAAAGGTTTAAGTTACTAAGTAATCTAACAAAAAAAGAATATTATACGGAACTATCAATTTGTTCTATACAATTTAATACAGCTTTACAAGATTATGTATCATGGACTGTTATAGAAGCAACTATATTTGGAGCTGATATAGTATATCCAAATTTTAGATCTTTTCCAGAATTTATAGATAATGATAGATTATATAAAGCATTTGATTTAAATGATGCATTAATAATATTAGATAATGCAATAAGTTCTCCTAAAACACATCCATTAATTGGAGATATATCTAATCTAGGTAGAGAAATGGAAGCTTATATAGTATCAAATAAAATTGAAAACGAAATAAATGTGTGGCACGAACAAGAATATTGCTTACACTTATTAAATAAAGAGGAAGAAAAATGAAAATTGATAAAAACGGTATTGAACAAATACAAAACACAATCAACACTCCATTTCAAACTTTAGCAGAACAGCTAAGTGAAAAAGGATGTTTAGATAAAGAATCGTCAGAAATAGTAACATTTATATTTGAGCAACTAGCTAAAATTGGCGAACCTGCTGAATGGAATATTATAGATTAATATAATGGATAAAAATTTTATATATTATCCATCATTATCTGCAGGTAGTATGGTGTCTGCATTCAAGAAGAATACAAAATTTGAAGATGGAGTTACAACAAGATTCTTTTCAAAAGAGTATCCAAAAGAATGGAGACATCCATATTTCTTAATTACCGCTGGCCATCATTTTAAGAAGATGGATTTTCGAGATCAAATGGGACTAGATGATGAGGTATTAGTATTTGGAGATTCAGGCGGATTCCAAATAGCAACTGGTGCGTTAAAATGGGATAGCACAATTCGTGAAAGAATCTTTGAATGGCTAGAACATAATTCTGATGTAGCAGCTAACTTAGATATACCACCTAGAGCAAAGTATGAAAATAGATTTGCCGAGTCAATGGATATTAGCTTTGATAATTTTAAATATTTTGAATCTAAACAAACTGGCAAGACAGACTTTTTAAATGTTATACAAGGTACGTATCATGAAGAATATGAACAATGGTATCATAAGTTTAAAGACTTTGCATTTAATGGCTGGTGTATTGGAGGTCCTAAAAAATTAGTAGATTTTATGTATGTTATAGCATTAATGCTTAAAGAACGAGAATTTGAAAAGAATCATATAAAATATATACATTTACTAGGAATATCAAAAATATCAGACTTTTTTATACTAGCAACATTACAAAAGTTAATTAATAAGTTAACTGATAATAGAGTATTATTTTCAACTGATTCTAGCTCACCAGGACAATATCCAGTCTTTGGAACATATCTTCATTCTGGAAATTATAAGACACAAACATTTACTGAATTATATTTTCCTAAGAATAATGAATATAGAAGAAAAAAGCATGCAAATATGGCAAATCCTATAGTTAATATTGACACTAGTAAACATGTACCATGCAGCTTAGGATGTCCTGCATGTAATGACTTTACATATGATTATTTAGGAGGTCAGACAGCAAAAGGCTTAGATAGATATAGTCAAGAAGGTATGCCAAGAATGGTTATACATAATACACATTTATATGTAGATATTGCAAAAGATGTTAGTAAACTAGTAAATAATCATGTTGAATTATTAGAAACAGCAATTCCAAAAGACTTATATGATGTTATATTGTCATTACATTCAATGTTTGACGATCCTGACAATGCAATGAATGTGTATGCAACATACAAGAAAACATATAAGAAATTTGGTGGTGATAGTATATCAACTACTGATGCAAATCAATTTAATAAATTTTTTAAAACATAAAAGGTAAAACAATGGAAAAAAGTAAATTACAATCGTTTATAAACAGATATTATTTAGCAGGCAACTGTGAAGCTGTAACTGTTAAAGCAAATGAAGAATCTATTAATTGTGAATTAATAGACATAGATCAAACCGTAGTAGGTAAAGTTAAATGGAAAACAGATCCATTTATGCAAGGTGAATTAGGTATTAATCATACAGGTGCATTAACAAAAATGTTATCGGCAGTAGGAGAAAAAATTGATATTGAAGTTAATGACTCTCAAGGCAAAAATTATGCAATGAAAATAAAAGAAGGAAGTACAACAATGACTTTTATGTTAGCTGATACATCTGTTATACCAGCAGTTCCGACAATTAACGCCGAGCCAGAATATGAAGTTACAATTGATATAGATGAATTATTTATCAATAAGTTTATCAAAGCAAAAAATGCTTTACCGGATGCAAATAATTTTGCAGTACAAGTTCAGAATGGTAAAATTAAATTTATAATTAATTATACAACTATTAATTCTGATAATGTAACATTTGAAATTGATGGTACTGCAAATGATTTAGATGCTATATGCTTTTCAGCTGATAAACTAAAAGAAGTATTAACTGCTAATAAAGGCGATAAAGGTACAATGCATATATCATCAAATGGATTAGCAAGAATAGACTTTACAGGTACAGATTTTGAATCAAATTATTGGTTAGTTCAATTACAAAATTAAGTATGGAAGTACGAGTTATAAATAAATCAGATAACGATCTTCCTAGCTATGAAACGGTAGGAAGTGCTGGATGTGATGTAAGATCAACCCATGGAGCAATTATAGGTCCTGGATTGAGTACACTAATTAAAACCGGATTATATGTTGAAATACCATTAGGGTACGAAATACAAGTTAGACCAAGAAGTGGATTAGCATATAAAAAACAAATAACAGTTTTAAACTCTCCTGGAACTATAGATGCAGATTATAGAGGAGAAATTGGAGTAATTATAATTAATCATGGATTATCAAAAGTTACTTTAGAAAAAGGTGACCGAATAGGACAATTAGTATTAAATAAAGTTGAACAAATAAAATGGAATTCAGTATTAGCATTAGCTGACACTACTAGAGGTTCTGGGGGATTTGGGTCAACAGGAAAAAAATAAATTATGTTTGGAGTAACAGAAAATACACTTTGGGTAGAAGCATTTAGACCTAATACATTAGATGGATATATTGGTAATGAACATATTATTGACAAAGTCAAAATATTCATTGAAAATGGAGATGTTCCACATCTATTATTTTATGGCGGTGCAGGAACAGGTAAAACCACACTAGCTAAAATTATTACAAATCAAATTGAGTGTGACGTTATGTATATAAACGCATCTGATGAAAACTCAGTAGACGCCGTAAGAGATAAAATAAAAAGATATGCATCGTCAGTAGGATTTAAGAGATGGAAAATTGTTATACTAGATGAAGCTGACTATCTTACCCCAAATGCACAAGCAGCACTGCGTAATTTAATGGAAACTTATAGTAGGACTACTAGATTTATATTAACATGTAATTATGTTGAAAAAATTATAGATCCAATACAAAGTAGATGTCAGACATTTGGAATAACGCCTCCTAGTAAAAAAGATGTAGCTCAGCGATTAGTTACAGTATTAGAAGAAAAACAAATAGAATATGATATTAAAGATATTGCTGCTATTATTAACTCATCATATCCAGATATACGTAGAGCTATTAATGCTGCGCAAAGTCATGTAGTTAAAGGCAAATTAGTATTAGACAAAAATAGTGTAGTACAAGCTAATTATATGACTGAATTATTAAATATTTTAAAAAATATTAAAGATAAAAAAGAATCATTTAAACAACTAAGACAACTCATTGCAGACAGTAAAGTAAAAGATTTTACTCCATTATATACATTTTTATATGATAATTTAGATGAATTTGCTACTGGTAGTATAGCATCTTGTATATTAATTATAGCAGAATCACAATATACTGATACAAATGTTGTAGATAAAGAAATTAATATAATGGCCATGTTTGTAAAATTAATGAATGAATTATAAAGTAACATTATGAATCAAAGTAATACAACTATTAGTCCAAAAGACTTAAAACCAATGATATGTACAGAATGCACCGGAATGTATTTTCGACAAGTAACGTGTATTAATAAAGTATCTAGATTTTTAACCGGTCAGGATAAAGACACAGTATATCCAGTACCAGTATTTAGATGTGATGATTGTGGACATGTTCCAGAAGAATTTCAACCAGAGGTAAAATAATGGGAACTCCGTATATAAAAAGTCCTGTTATTTTAGTATTTAAAACTTCTAATAGAAAAAATGCTAAAACTAAAATGAAAATTTTTAAAAACAAAAATGTTGATGTTGTTAATGAAAAGAAAATGCCAGGAGTACCTGCAAATGCTGTAGTATTAGAATTAGCAGTTGGCGAATCATTTATTGACATATATAAACACAAATATAAACTATGACAAAGAAACCTGCAACTATCTTCGATTTTATGAATGGAATGACACATCAAAAGAAAGAATGGTCTAAATACACAGATCTAGATCAAAAAAAGTTCGCCCCTTTTATTGTGAATAGGTGGTTATCAATGAGAATGGAACTAATTGAAGTAATTAATCAGTTACAGAAATATACAATTGGGTTATTATCACCTAGAGATACTTATCGTCTCTATCACGGCCTATTACCGGCCCAGAGAACCTTTGCTAAGTACATTAAAGGAAAAAAGGAAGATAAGTACGATACTCAGTTAGTTTCACAAATTGCAGACCACTACCTAGTAAGTAAAATGGAAGCCATTGATTATATTGAATTAATGTCTAAAGATAGTTGCAGTACTTTGTTATCTTTATATGGATATACAGAAAAAGAAATTAAAAAAATGCTAAAAGGTAAATAATAGATTATGAAATTTGAAAAAACAATAACAGAATCAGTAGATATTCATTATGATTTTATTGACAATTCAGACAAATTAATTGAAATTTATCGAGTTGAATATTTGGATCAATCCAAATAATTTCTTATAATATAATAAAAAAAGAATATGGCAAATAACGTATATACACTTGTAACTATCGAGTCTTCAAAAAACGTAATAAAAGAATTCTCAGATAAGATTATTACGCCGGAAGTAGAAAAAGCCAATTGGAGTCAAAAGTCGACTATAATAGCAGAAAATTTATTTAAATTAATATATGACAATTATCCTGCAGAATATTCAAGAGAATGGATGACAGAAAATTTAGGAGCTAAATGGTGTTTTGTTCATGACTGGCAACTTGACGATGATACTATTGATTTAACATTTGATTCTGCTTGGTACCCACCAGATGAGTTATTTCATAAATTAGCTGAATACTTTAAACAGTTTGGCGATTTTGAAATGGAGGCTAGAAGTGAAGACGAAGCATATCAAAATGTCTCGGGTGGATATGCAAATCAAAACGGATCTGAATTTCTTGTAGAAGACGAGGATATACCACCATATCCAGATGATGAAGATTTTGACTCTCAAGAAGATCATGATGAAGCAATTGAAGAATTTTATGATAAGATTGCCGATATGAAAGACGAGCTACTTAATGAGTGTAAAGAAAACTTAGCATTATATCCATAATATGAAAAACGGTTACATAAATCCCATATATAAATTATCATTAAATGATGTATCAAAAGTTCCTGCTAAGATATCTTATTCTCAATGGTCAATGTTTTCAAAATGTCCTAAACAATGGAAATTATCGTATATTGATAAATTAGCTCCATTTACTCATAATATTGCAACGTGTTTTGGTACAGCTTTTCATGAAACATTACAAGAATACTTAACAGTAATGTATACAAAATCTGTTAAGGTTGCTGATCAAATAGATCTGCGTGATATGTTATTAGAATGTTTGAAACAAGAATATATAAAAGGAGTTGCAGCTAATAATGGGAAACACTTTTCTACGCCAGTCGAATTAGCAGAACATTTAGACGACGGAGTACAAATACTAGAATGGTTCAAAAAAAGAAGAGCTCAATATTTTTCTACTAAAAATATGGAACTAGTTGGTATAGAAGTAGAATTAGGTATTCCAGCATCATCAGTTAATAAAAATGTTTATTGGTATGGATTTATAGATATAGTAGTTAGAGATACTGTATTAAATAAAATAAAAATATTAGATATTAAAACTAGCCGAATGGGTTGGAATAAATGGCAGAAAGCTGATAAGCTAAAGGCAGCACAATTAGTTGCATATAAAAAATATTTTTCTGATCAATTTGGAACTCCAATAGACAATATTGATATTGAATTCTTTATAGTAAAACGAAAGTTATTAGAAGAATCAATGTTCCCACAAAGACGTATACAAATACTTAATCCTGCTTCTGGGTCAGTTACTAGAAAAAAGATTCAACGTGATATAGACTCATTTATAGAATTTTGTTTTGATGAAAATGGCAAGAAGCGAGTAGAACAAAATTATCTATCTATTGCTGGAAAAGGATCTAAACATTGTAAGTGGTGTCCATTTAAGATGGATTATGATAATTGTCCCAAAGAAGATAGGATTCGTCAATAATTTTTAATATAATAAATAAAAAGGAAAAATATGAATGGATTATTATTAGACGCTTTATATGCAAAATATCATGCACAAAAAGCGGAAGCAGTAGCAAAATTAGATGTTTATTTAAACAATTCGGTTGGAATAGGAGAACATCCAGATTTAGTTTCAGAAATTGATAAGTTTATAGAAAAGTTTGCAGATGCACAAGGTAAGTTAGATTCATTAAAAATGATGTTAGCACATACCGCAGATTCTAAAAACTTAAAAACAAAAACAGTTATTAAAGGATAAATGAAAATTGCTGTTATTGGAAATAAAGAATGGCAAAATAAAAGAAAAGTACAACAAGTACTCTCAGAATTAAAACAAAAATTTAAACAAGAATTAATTATTGTATCTGGCGGAGGTTCTGAAGGAGCTAATCATATGATTAAAAAATTTGCATTAGAATTTGGTATAACATATCAAGAATATAATCCATCATATACAGGAAGAAATTTATATTCAATGTTGCCAGAATCATATTATGGAAAAAAATATCATTTTTCACAATTATTACATAGAATGAGAATATTAGCAGAAAATTGTGATTATATGATTATATTAAATAATGAACATGAGATGAATCCCCAATTACAAACAGCGTATAGTAAAATACAAAAATTAAATAAGCCAGTAGTTATATTAGGTTAATATTTATATAAAAGTTATAAAGGAAATTAATGGAGTTACCAAAATTAAGAAAACTAGATCCTACAAAACCAAAAAAGAAAAAAATATTGTTATTATCAGATGATTTTAGATTACCATCTGGAATTGGAACAATATCAAAAGAAATTGTCTTAAACACTGTAAAACACTATGATTGGATCCAAGTAGGTGCTGCAGTAAATCATCCTGATGCCGGCAAGGCATTTGATCTATCTGCAGATGTACAAAAAGAATCTGGAGTCGAAGATGCAGATGTTAAGATCATACCATATAATGGGTATGGCGATAGAAATATATTATTTTCAATATTAAATAAAGAAAAACCAGACGCTATATTTCATTTTACCGATCCTAGATATTGGGGATGGTTATATCAATTAGAACATGAAATAAAAACAACATACGGCACTCCAATTGTATATTATTCAATTTGGGACGATTTACCATATCCTATGTGGAATTCACCATTTTACGGTAGCTGTGACCTAATAATGGGAATTTCTAAACAATCTGATAATATACATCGAGAAGTGCTGGGACAGAACGGATATGGGGTGTATGATTATGATGTAGAAGATAATACAAAAACTCCTAATTTAGAATGGGATGAAATTATTACTGGATTTGTTCCCCATGGATTAAATTCAGATAAATTTAAACCACTTCCCGAAGATGATGAATTGTATCAAAAAGCATATAATGAAATTAAAGTTAAAAATAATATAGAATTTGTTGTTTTCTGGAATAATAGAAATATAAGAAGAAAACTTCCAGCTGATGTAATTCTAGCATTTAAACATTTTAGAAATAATTTACCAAAAGAACATCAAGATAAAGTTGGATTAGTTATGCACACTCAAATATCAGATAATAATGGTACAGACTTACGAGCAATTTGGGAGCATATAGCTCCAGAATGTAAAGTATTCTTTTCAGAAGCAAAAGTAGGAGCTGGCGATTTAAATGCAATGTATAATGTAGCAGATGTTACTATAAACATTGCATCCAATGAAGGTTGGGGACTAAGTAGCACTGAATCATTATTAGCAGGTACTCCTATTATTAATACTGTTACTGGTGGATTACAAGATCAATGTAGATTTGAAGATGATAATGGCGAATGGATAACATTTGATGATACATTTTCAACTAATCATGAAGGAAAATACAAAAAGCATGGAAGTTGGGTAAAACCTGTATTTCCTTCTAATAGATCATTACAAGGATCTCCACAAACTCCATATATATTTGATGACAGAGTAAAATTTGAAGATGTTGGAAATGTAATTCATGAATGGTATGATGTAATACCGGCTAAAAGAAAAGAATTTGGTCTAGCTGGCCGTGAATTTTGTTTACAAAATGGATTAACATCAAAACAAATGGCAGATAAAATGGTTGAAATGATGAATTTCTTATTTGATAATCCAAAAGAAAAAAGACCAAAATATACATTAAGTAAAGTAGAATTAGTAACATATAAAGAAATGGGTATAGTATGAGAAAATGTGTAATTTCAAGTCCAGTAGCAACACAATCAGGTTACGGACATCACGCGCGAGAATTTATTACAAATACATTTAAATTTAAAAGTAATGAATGGGACATAAAATTAGTTTCAATGCCATGGGGACATACCCCATTTACATATCCATTACCAGATAATTGGATGCGTAATTTAGTTGCACTACCATTAGCAGAACAACCAGACATATGGGTACAAATTACAGTGCCAAATGAATTTCAGTCGGTTGGAAAATTTAATATAGGAGTAACAGCTGGAACAGAAGGCGATATATGTCCTGAAGCTTGGATAGAGTCAATTAATAAAATGCAAATAATAATAGTTCCTTCTGAATTTACTAAAAAATCTTTTGAAAATACAGCAGAAAAACATAAATTGACAATTACAACTACAATAAGAGTTGTTCCAGAATATTTTAATGAAACAATATACAATAAAAATAATAATACTGCAAAAGTATTAGAATTGCAAGATATTAAAGAGTCATTTTGTTTCTTATTTGTAGGACATTGGTTGCAAGGACAAGTAGGTGAAGATAGAAAAAACATTACTGGAATGTTACATACATTTTTGGATACATTTAAAAATAAAAATAATACGCCAGCTTTAATATTAAAAACATCCGGAGCTACATATTCAGTTGTTGATAAAGATCAAATGGAAAAAAATGTAAGACAAATAATAAAGTTATTTCCAAAAGGTACTAGATTGCCAAGCATCTATATATTGCATGGTGATTTAACTGATAATGAAATGAATTCATTATATAATAATACAAAAGTAAAAGCTATGGTATCATTTACTAAAGGTGAAGGATTTGGAAGACCATTATTAGAATTTACCACAACTGGCAAACCAGTTATATCTCCACTATCTTCAGGCCCAGCTGATTTTTTACATCCAGAATATATAGCCGAATTACCAGGCGGATTAACTCCAATACATCCATCAGCACAAAATGATTTTTTAATTGGCGATGCTAAATGGTTTACTCCAGATTATAAGTACGCATCAAAGTTATTTAAAGACATAGTTAAACATTATAATAAATTTTTAACAAAATCTAGAAAACATATAAAACATTCAAATGATAATTTTTCAAGTAAAGCTATTAATAATGTATATGAAAAATTATTTACAGATATTGATATAAAAATAGGAAATGTACCAATACATCAAGAAATTAAATTACCAAAATTAAAAACAGTATGAAAATAGGATATTTTATAACAGCGTGTAATGAATATGATGAATTAGCTAAACTATTAGTTTTACTTCGTACTAATATTAGAAAATCAGACTGTATTGGTATATTATTAGATGAAGAAAATTATAGCAAAGAAGTACAAGGATTATGTAATCAATTTGTAATTCCAGGCAACGATTCGTTTAGATTAATATATAGTAATTTAAATAAAGATTTTGCAACATTTAAAAATTTAGGATACCATTTATTTGAAGATTGTGATTGGATTTTTAATATTGACGCAGACGAACTGCCATCTTCTATATTATTACAAAATATACATCAAATTATTGAAGTAAATCCAGACACCGAATTAATAAATGTTCCTCGAATTAATACTGTAGAAGGATTAACTGAACAACATGTAAGTAAATGGGGATGGCAAGTTAACGAAGCCGGCTGGGTCAATTGGCCAGATTATCAAGGAAGAATATATAAAAGACATCATGATATTGAATGGAGCGGCAAAGTACATGAGCAAATTAAAGGAATAAAAAACTATTCACATTTGCCACCTAAAGAAGAATTTGCATTTCATCATCCTAAAACTATTGAAAAACAAGAAACGCAAAATAAATTATATGAAACAATCTAAAAAAATATGGTATGCTCCTAATAAATTGGAAGCGTATGGCGAAAAAGAAATTAAAGCTGTAGAACAATGTCTCAGAGATGGTTGGTTAGCTGGATTTGGACCTAGATCTATTGAATTTGAAGAAAAGATTGCAAAAGAGTTTGGAAAAAAGTATGGAGTATTTGTAAACTCTGGCTCATCTGCTTGTTTATTAGCACTAGCTGCATTAGATCTTAAAAAAGGAAGTAAAGTTATTACACCAGCTTTAACATTTTCAACAACGTTAGCTCCTATAATACAATTAGGATATATTCCTATATTTATAGATTCAAATCTTAAGTCATATGTTCCAAATGTACAAGATATTATAGACGCAATAACTGATGATGTTAAAGCCATAATGGTTCCTAATCTTATAGGAAACAAACCTGATTGGAAACTTCTTAAGGAAGAATTAAAAAGAATTGGACGAGAAGACATTTACATAATTGAAGATTCAGCTGACACAGTTACTAAAACATTAGATTCAGATGTTTCTACTACTAGTTTTTATGCTAGTCATGTTATAACTGCCGGCGGAATGGGTGGAATGGTAATGTTTAATGACGAAAAATATGTAAAAAAAGCTTTGCAGTATAGAGATTGGGGTAGGATTGGCGACAATAATGAAAATATAGATGAACGATTTTCACATGAAGTTGATGGATTACCATATGATTACAAATTTTTATATGGAGTATTAGGTTATAACATGAAATGTAGTGAAATGAGTGCAGCATTTGGTTTAGTACAATTAGATAGATTTCAAACATTTAAACAAAAACGAAGAGATAATATTGAAAGATATTTAGATAATTTAAAAGACGTTAACGAATTAATACTTCCAGACGATAGTATAGAACCAAATTGGTTAGCAATTCCACTACAAACAGATAAAAGATTAGAATTATTAACTTTTTTAGAAAATAATAATATTCAAACTAGAGTAACATTTGCAGGTAATGTAACAAGACATCCTATATATAGAGAGTATTTACAAGACTTTACTAATGCTGATCTGGTTATGAAAAATGGATTTTTATTAGGAGCACATCATGGTATGGGATTACAAGATGTAGATTATGTTTGTGATAAAATAAAAGAATTTTTTAATAAATGAAAACTGTATTTTTAACAGAAATGGGCTTTAAAGGGTCTATTGATATCAGTCATCCAAATATGCGAACAGAATTTGCATGGATGAACGCACTGGATGCAACTCATTATCCAATATCTAAATATAGCGAAGTAAAAGACCAAGATCATGTATTTGTAATATTTCCTAAAGGACAATTAAATTTAAATGCAGTAGCTGCAAAATTAACAAATATTCCAAATCCACATTCTGAACTATTAAATAGTAATTGGCTATCTGTATTAAAAGAAAATAATAAAAAAGTATATTACGTTCAAGAAGGTCCTACATGGATGTTTACAGAATTAGAAATTCAAGACCAATTTAATTTTTATAATATGTTAGCATCAGTAGATGCTATATATGCACATAATGAGTATGATCAAAAATTTTATAAAGGCTTAGTTCCTACTCAAATAATTCGAACTATACCAACATTAATGATTGAAGAACGTATAAAAGACATAGTTCCTGTTAGACAAGACAAAGTATTAATTGGAGGTAATTTTGCTAGATGGTATAATGGATTTCAAAGCTATTTAATTGCATCAGAATTCAATATGCCAATATGGACTCAAGAATCTCATGCAAAGCGCGAACATGAAGATCAAGTTCCAAATTTAATGCATTTACCTAGAGTTAGTTGGTTAGACTGGATGAGTGAAGTATCTTCATTTAAATATGCAGTACATTTAATGCCTACTATTGCCGCAGGAACTTTTAGCTTAAATTGTGCATATTTTGGAGTTCCTTGTATTGGAAATGAAAAAGTAGATACACAAAAATTATGTCATCCTGATTTATGTGTAGATATAGATGATATAGAGTCAGCAAGGAAATTAGCAATTAAGTTACGGGATAATATTGAATTTTATAACGAATGTAGTAAAAAGAGTAAAGAATTGTATAGAATTCATTACGATATAGATATATGGAAAAGAAAAATAAATTTAAAATAGTTATACCATCTTATAACAACAAAAAATGGATAGAAACTAATATTGCAAGTATTGTTAATCAAACATATACTAATTATGACGTATTATATATAAATGATGCATCTACAGATGATACTGCAACTATTGTACAAGATATAATAGATACTCATAAATTAAATAATTGGACATTATTAAATTGGACAGAAAACAAACAGCGTGGATTCAATGTAAATCCTAATGAAGATCATATTATAAATTTTATGGATCATAAAGATGATATTCTAATGTTTGTGGATGGGGACGATTGGTTAATTAATGATGATGTACTAGAAAAATTAAATGAATATTATAACAAACATGATCCTTGGATGACATATGGCGGAATGTATTCACATCCGTCTGGAAAATTAGCATTTCCACAAAATACTCCATATTCTGATGAAGTACACTCAAAAAAGCTATATAGACAAGATACATGGAGAGCCAGCCATTTAAGAAGTTTTAGATGGTTCTTATATAATAAAATAAAAAAAGAAGATCTTATTTGGAGTAAATCTGGAGAATATTATTATAATGCAGAAGATTTAGCTGTTTCATTTTTTTGTATGGAAATGTGTCCTAAATATAAAATTGGAGTATTAGATTTTCCAACTTATGCATATAATGAAGATCCTGAAATTGTAGCTCGTGGATTAAATCGACAAAATAAAGATATAGACGATCCAGAAGGTCAAGAAGTAGAAATAAGATCAAAAACTCCATATGATTATTTAGAATCACCTCAATATAACATAGTTCCAGTATTAGGTGGAGGATTAGGCAATATGATGTTTCAATTAGCATCAGCAAAAGGTATTGCTACAAATACAAATCATAATCTTGTATGCGACTTTACTCATACTGGAACATTGCATACACACCCTAATATGTATGAAGATAATATATTAGGAAGAATAAAGCCTGTTTCAATTGAATCATTAGACACTTATGCTAATTCTAATATGGATACTTTTAGATATAGCAATATAGAATTACCAAATACCAACGTTAAACTAAGTGGATATTTTCAATCGTATAAATATTTTTATCATATTAAAAATGATATTATTAACATGTTTGCTCCTAAGCCACAACATATTCAATATATACAAGAAAAATATAATACTGGTAAAGGCGTTGTTTCATTACACGTACGAAGAGGAAATTATACAAACTTAAGTGAATATCATCATAATTTAAGTTTAAATTATTATTTTAATGCAATAGACTATTTTCCAGGAAAAACATTTTTAATATGTAGTGATGATATTGAATGGTGTAAAGAAAATTTTAAAGGAGATCAATTTCAGTTTATAGAGAATGAACAAGATTATATTGACTTATATGCTATGTCTTTATGTGAACATCATATTATAGCAAATTCTACATTTAGCTGGTGGTCAGCTTATTTAAATACAAATCCAGATAAAACCGTAATATATCCAGATAAATGGTTTGGACCTAAAAATAATCATTATAAAACTATAGATATATTTCCAGATGAATGGGTTTGTTTAACAGATGATTTACCTACTACCGAAATAAATCTAATTGATGAAGCATTTAAACATCTAGAAACTCCAGCTGGCAGATATTCGCAAGTTCATAGAAAAATACCAAAACACATTAAATATGTAAGAGATAAACAAACATATGATGGTATAACATTGGTCACTGACAGTATGGTAAATACTTCAGTTGCAAAATCAGTTGATAGCAAGCACAAAATTGCATGGTTACTTGAATGTAGAGAAATAAATCCTATATCATATAATACATTTAATGAGTGGAAAGATGAATATGATTTTGTATTAACACATGATTCTGAATTACTAAAAAAATATCCAGATAATACTAAACTTTGTAATTTTGGAGGAACATGGATAAAAAGCAATAATTACGGATTATATGATAAAACTAGATTTATGTCTATGATATATTCGCATAAAACTACAACAGAAGGACATAAGCTTAGACATCAAATTGCCAGCATGCTAAAATCTGGAGTAGACTTATTAGGAAATGGAACTTCAAATCCCTTAATGGCTAAAGAAGATGGATTAGTAGATTATCAATATTCTATAATTATAGAAAATATTAGATTAGAAAATTATTTTACTGAAAAATTAATTGATTGCTTAATGGTTGGTACTATTCCAATATATTGGGGATGTCCAAATATATCAGATTATTTTGACACTGATAGTATATTAACATTTTCAAATTTAGATGAGTTACAAGAAATACTTTCATCATTAGATAATAAAACATATATTGATAAATTTAACTCTATACAACGTAATCTAGAAACAGCTAATAAATATTGTATAACAGAAGATTTAATGTATAAAAATATATTACAACATTTAGATAATAAATGGTATGGTAAAACTAAAAATAATATAATTAACATTCCATTAGATAAAATGCCTCCACAATGGCAATCGTCAGCGCCGCCGCCTGCAGATCAATTATCAAATTCATTTAATGATTATATTTTAGACACTAAACTAAAAAATATAATAGAAAATAAACGAATTGCATATGTATGTCCGTCTCCGCATCTTAAAGGTAAAGGATTAGGGAAACTTATTGACTCATACGATTTAGTAGTAAGAATAAATCAATCATATGAAATGCCTAAAAGTGATTGGGCCGATTATGGAAGTAAAACTGATATAGTTATAAATTGTTTTAATGAGCATAAAAGAACAGCAATATCAGAAAATACAACTTTTACAAATTCATTAAAACATATTATAGGAGCAATGGTATCAGGACATGAAACACCTATAATAAAAGAATTTATGAGTAAGCTAACAGTTGATTGGCACAATATTAGTGACGATTATATACTTAAATGTTTTAATGAAATAGGAACAACAGCAAATACAGGTTTAATGGGTATTATAGCATTATTAAATTATAATATAAAAGAATTATTTGTAACTGGTATGACTTTTTATAACATGAATACGTTTGGAGAAATTTATAACGATACATATCAAGAAGCTGCAGAAGAAGCTGGTAACTTTAAACTTAATAAAGATAAAATACCAAATTTTAATGATTTAAGAATGGATATACATCATCAGCAACCACAAATTGATTATTTTAAAAAGATAGTAAAAAAATATTATAACAACTCATTAGTACTAGATGATTATTTAGTAGAAAATTTTGTAAAATGAAAAAAATTATTGCAATGATTCCTGTTAGATTGGGAAGTAAAAGAGTACCTAATAAAAATTTAAGATTACTAGGTAATAAACCATTAGTAGCTCATATCATAGAAGCAGCTAAAGAAGCCAATGTATTTGATGAAATTGTTATAAACTCAGAATCAGATATATTCAAAGAAATAGCAGATGAATATGGGGTAAAATTTTATAAAAGACCAAAACACCTTTCCAGAGATGAAGCTACAAATGATGACTTTACATTAGACTTCATGCATAATATTAATGGAGATATGTTAATTCAATTATTAGCAACATCCCCATTTATAACTAGTACACAAATAAAAGAATTTGTAAATAAGTCATTAAGATATGATACATTAATATCTACTAGCAAAGTAAAAATTGAATCTATATATAAAGATCAACCTATTAATTTTAATCAAAAGAAACAATCACCTCCAAGTCAGTTATTAGAACCAGTATATGCGTATGCATGCTCTTTAATGGCCTGGCAGTATGATAACTATATGATGAATATGGATGAATATGGATGTGGATACCATGGCGGAGAAGGTAAAATAGGATTTTTTGAATTAACTGGATATGCAACTGTTGATATAGACGAAGAAGATGATTTTTTATTAGCAGAATCAATATTAGCAGCTAAACCAAAAGATCCACAATATTATAAGCCAGGTAAAGTATTTGACCACAATGTAGAACGAGTATTAGCTCAAGATGGAGTCATTAATAACAACTTATATAATTTTAATAAAGAAATAACTAAAGTTCAAGATATTATAGATTCAAATCCTAATAATGAATCATGGTCACACACAGTAATAAATTCTAAATCAACTAGATCAACATTAATAGGCCAAATGCCAGGCGAAGGAAATAGGTTACATTATCATAATGATTGGGATGAATGGTGGTATATTATTAAAGGAGAATGGGATTGGTTTGTTGATGGCAAAACAATGAGTGTAAAAGAAGGAGATATAGTTTTTATTGAAAGAAATAAACGACATAAAATAACAGCAGCAGGAACTAAACAAGCAATACGTTTAGCAGTAAGCAGAGATGATATAGACCATATATATGAATAGAACTAGTGTATTTAATATAAAAATAGATTTTGATAAGAGTTTAGGAAGTTATGTATTTGACAAAAATACAAATAAATATTATCTAGACTTTATGGGAATGTACTCATCATTGCCTATAGGCTATAATCACCCAGTATTTAATAGTAAAGAATTTAAAGAAGAAATATATCGTGTTTCTAAACTTAAAATGGTAAACTGTGAAATGTTAAGTGATGAATTTGATGAATTCTACAAAACGTTTAAAAAGTTTACATCAATGGGTAAATATGAAAATTATCATTTTACATGTACTGGTGCATTAGCCAATGAAGCTGCGATTAAAACAGCAATGTGGTATAAAGGCCCAAGACCAGATGGATATGTATTATCTATAAAAAACAGTTTTCATGGCATTAATTCAGTTGGCAATATTATTACTTCTAGATTTCCAGGAGTTAAATTAAGACAAGGAGATATACCTGGAGAATATAATTGGCCAGTAGCTAATACAATTAAAGATGCTATTAGTCATGTTCAATCAAATCCATATAATTTGCAAGGAGTTATCGTAGAACCAATACAAGCAACATATGGAGATAATTATTTAAATAAAAAAGAATTACAATCATTATCAAAAATTTGTAAACAATTTGATATTCCACTAATATTTGATGAAGTTCAGACTGGATTTTTATCTTCCGGAACAATTTGGTATTCAAAACAATTAAAAATAGAACCAGATATCATTGTATATGGAAAGAAATCGCAAGTATCTGGAATAATGGTTAAAAAGTCACACTCTAAAGTATTTGAAAATCAAAAAAGATTATCAGTAACATATGATGGTGATTTAGTTGACATGATTAGATGTAAATATATTATTAATACTATTGATAATGATCAATTAAAAAAGAATGTTAATAAACAAGGTAAACTACTATTTAAAGAATTAAATAAATTATCTAATATACATAATGTTCGACAAACCGGACTATTAATTGCGTTCGATTTTAAGTCAACTAAACTACGTGATGATTTTTGTTCTAAATTATTTTCAAATAAAATGATATGTAATCCCACCGGAACTCATAGTGTTCGTATGAGACCAAATTTAGCTGTTAATTCTGAAGAAATTAATATGGCTATTGACATAATAAAACTTAGTTTAAATTAGGATTTTTCCTAAATAATTATTATATTAAAAATAAAAAGGAATAAATATGAAAAAATCAATAATTCTAGGATGTATGTTTTTAGTAGCTGCTTCATTTTCTGCACAAGAAAAAGGACAGAAAGACATCAAACCTATCAAAAATACCAAAGCAGAAATAGTTAATCCTATCAAACCAGAAGTATTAAAAAAAGAATACCCAGTTTATAGAGTAACTCCGGTTGCAGAAACAAATTTTGAAACTTCTAGATCTAGGGCATCAAAATCAGCTATTAGAAATTCTAAAGGTAAAAGTTCTAATCAAAATAAAATAGAACCAACATCAAAACCTGAGATAAATAAGCCTTCTAAAAATTCAACAAGAGCATCTAAAGCAGCTATTGAAGCTTCTAAAGGTAATAGTTCTAATGAAAGTAAAGTAGAGCCTATTATTAAAAAAGGTAGAAAATCTAAAGCTAATAGAGTAAATACTACTAGACCAGAAAAGTCAACCAAAAAAAACTAAAGTAAAAACAATAGAAAGGAATACATGAGTAATATAGATTTTGAAAATTTAGAAGAAAAGTTTGAAAAAACGTTAGCTACAAAACAGTGGAAACAATTTGAAAAAGATTTTGCTGCTAGCAGCGATATATATTTAGTTGCTAACGGCGGCTTATGGGGAGTTGCAAACCATGCAGCGGATGATTGTACAAGATTGTTTGCAAAAGCTGGGATTGTAAAAAATGTTAAGACATTAGATAGCCAATGCTTAATAACAAGTATAGCAAATGATTATGGATATAACAATTTATTCATAAGTTGGTTAGAATTACAAAAGAAAACAGGTGCAATGAAAAAAGATGCAATGATTGTTGCTTTATCATGCTCCGGCGGATCTAAAAATGTAGTTTCATGTTGTCATTGGGCAAAGAAAAATGGATTTAAAACTGCTATGATAGCTGGACAAGATAGACAATTATTAGAACCAGATGTTAATAATGTAGTATTAGATTGTAACTATTTTCATACGGTAGAAGTATTATCATTAATTTTATTTTATGATTTAATACATGCATGCGGCGCAGAATGTCCTTCAATTAAAGCTGAAGTTATAAGAAAAGGAACAGCTTTGCCATTATCTAGAAATCCTTTAAAGTAATGTTTGACTTTTCAAATAAAACCATTTTAGTAACAGGCGGTACTGGTGGGATAGGAAGTGCAGTAGCTGCACTATTCGATCAATTTAAAGGCAATGTTATAGTTACTAATTCTAAACTTGCTGACTTTAAATCTAATGAGAGTATTATAAGACTACTAGAAGAATTACCTGATATTGACATTTGGGTAAATTGTGCTGGCATTAATACTATTGATGAACTCCATGATATTAAAGATGAAGATTTTGATGATATTATGCAGGTAAATGTTAAAGCACCATTTTTAATTTCAAAGCATGTATCTAAGCATATGAAAAAACAAAAAAGTGGAAAGATAGTTAACATTGCATCCATTTGGGGAGATAAAACAATATCAAAAAGATTGTCATATACAACATCGAAGTCTGCATTAATAGGAATGACAAAAACATTAGCTGTTGAATTAGCAAAATATAATATACAAGTTAATACAGTGTCACCTGGATTTACTAATACTAAATTAACAAATGGTATATTATCAAAAAAACAAATAAAAGAATTAGTTTCAAATGTACCGATGGGTAGGATGGCAGACCCATCTGAAATTGCTAGAATTGTAATGTTTCTATGTAGTAATCAAAATACATATATTACCGGACAAAATATCATAGTAGACGGAGGTTTCTCTATTACATGAAAATAAAGTCATCAATACGTAACTACACAGTAGAATTTAATAATAACTTTATTAAATCTATCGGTCAAATATATAATGATGGTGACATTATCATATTTGATAATATGTTATATACTTCAGAGTTAGAGAAATATACATGTATAGAATTAAATAATGTAACAGAACAAACAAAAGACTTTAATAATATATCTGCTATAATAAATTCTATTATTGGAAAATTTAATAAAAAAAATAAACTAATTGCAGTAGGCGGAGGTATTACACAAGATGTTGTAGGATTTATTTCTTCAATATTATTTCGAGGAGTTGAATGGGTATTTTATCCTACTACATTATTAGCTCAAGGCGATAGCTGTATTGGCGGCAAAACTTCAATTAATTTTAATACATATAAAAATCAATTAGGTAATTTTTATCCTCCATATAAAGTTATTGTGTGTAATGAATTTCTAGATACTCTTACAGAAATAGATATTAAATCTGGATTAGGTGAAATGTTACACTTCTTTTTAGTATCAAGTAAAGCTGATTATGAATTTTTTCTAAAAAATCAACATGACTTTAAAAAATTAACTACAAGATGTTTAGACATTAAACGAACATATGTAGAAATAGATGAATTTGATAAAAAAGAACGATTAATATTAAATTATGGTCATACTTTTGGACATGCTATTGAATCAGTTACAAATAACGAAATTGCACACGGTATAGCAGTTTCAGTTGGAATGGATGTATCTAATTTTATTTCATATAGAAAAGGATATATAACATTTGAATTATTTAAAAGAATACAAAAAACGTTGAGTAGTATATATCATAATATTAAGTTGCCTAATATAGAACAATTAATTATTGCTTTACAAAAAGATAAAAAGAATATTAGTAATAAATTAAATTGTGTGTTAACAAAAGCTCCTGGTAATATGTTTTTAGAAGAAGTTGAATATAGTGAAATAGAATTATATCTTACGGAGTATAATGCTACAAGATAAGTCAAAATCAATATTAATAACAGGCGGAAGTAGTATGGTTGCAACTCATATGAAAGAAATACTTCCTAGCGGATTTAATGTTATGTATATCGATAGTAGTTATTGTGACTTAACTGATCCTAAAGCAGTAAAATGGTTAATTTCTTCAATTATGCCTGATCATGTAATACATTTAGCTGCTAAAGTAGGCGGCATACAAGATAATATAAAATATCCAGCTGAATACTTTAATGAAAATATTTTAATGAATACTATATTAATAAAGGTATGTCAAGAATATAATATAAAAAGATTTACCGGAATATTAAGTACATGTATTTATCCAGACGTAGTAGATACATATCCAATGACAGAATTAGATATACATAAAGGTCCACCAGCTCCAACTAATTTTAGTTATGGATACTCAAAAAGAGCTATGGCTGTACAAATTGACTCTCATAATAAACAATACGGTACAAAATATAATTATTTAATTCCATGTAACTTATTTGGAGAACATGATAATTTTAATCATACTACTAAAATGCATTTTATTACTGCATTACTTAAAAAGATAAAAGATTCAGATAAAGAATTACGTTTATTAGGTACTGGCAAACCGTTAAGGCAATTTATGTATGCAGGTGATTTAGCAAAAATATTAATTAAAGTAATTGATAAAGACATTACAGACAGTTTTAATATAGCACCAGACTGGAATTATAGTATAAATGAAATGGCTGAAAAAACTTTGGATATATTAAAAAAAGATCTTAATATTATATATAGCAAACCAGAATTAGATGGCCAATATAGAAAAGATGTATCTAATAATAAAATGAAATCTATATTACCAAATTTTAAATTTACTAGTTTTAAAGACGGAATACTAAAATCATATGACAAAATTAGTTAGTGACACAATAAATAGAGATGATATAAATGCTCTAATAGAATGGCTACAACAAGATCCAATCCCTAGGCTAACAAAAGGGGATCTGACTTCTAAACTCGAAAAGAAGTGGGCTAAAAAGATAGGAACAAAATATTCAGTATATGTTAATTCTGGTTCATCTGCTATATTATTAGCATTAGCAGCACTAAATGAATCAGATAGATTAAAAAATAATAAAATAGTTGTTCCTGCATTGAGTTGGGCAACTGATGTAAGTTCTCCCATGTTATTAGGTTTAGATCCTATAATGTGCGATTGTAACTTAGAAGATCTATCTTGTGATCTAAAAGAATTAGAATCTATTTTTAAACAAAACAATCCAGCTGCATTAATTTTAGTGTCTCCATTAGGATTAGTCCCTAGAATGCAAGAAGTTATAGAGTTATGTAAAAAATATGATGTTAAATTATTAGAAGATGTATGTGAAAGTATGGGATCTAAATATAATAATAAATACTTAGGTTCGTTTGGGTTTGCATCTTTCTTTTCTATGTATTTTGGACATCATCTATCAACTATAGAAGGCGGCTTTATAAATACTAATGATGAAGATTTTTATCATATGTTATTAATGATGAGAAGTCACGGCTGGGATAGAGATTTACCAAAGTGGAAACAAGACGAATTGCGTAAAGAAAATGATTGTAGTAATTTTGATGCATTATATAATTTTTATGTACCTGGATTTAATTTACGAGCTACTGATTTGCAAGCATTTATTGGTCTTCGTGCAATTGATAAATTAGATAATTATGTTGTTAAAAGAACAAATAATTTTAATACATATAATTCATGGATTACAAATAATAAATTAAATTTAGATAATCATACTTATAATACTATATCAAACTTTGCTATGCCAATTATGCATACACACCGAGATAATATAGTAAAAGACTTAATATCAGCTGATATTGAAGTAAGACCTTTAATAGCAGGTAATATGGCATCCAAACCAATGTGGAAAGACAAATATACAATTCCAAAATTACCAAATGCTGAATTAATAGAAAAATATGGATTTTATGTACCAAATCATCAAGATTTAACATCACAAGAATTATCACAAATAACAGATATAATTAATAGTTATGAATAAACGAGCATTAATAACTGGAATAAATGGACAAGATGGTTCATATCTAGCAGAATTTTTATTAGGAAAAGGATATGAAGTTTGGGGAATATTAAAACGTAATTCAGTTGCAGAAAATCAAACAGCTAGAATTCCAGACAATATATTTAAACAACTTAAATTAGAATATGCTGATATGACTGATATGGCATCACTAATTAAAGTATTACAAAAAGCTCAGCCTGATGAAATATATAATTTAGCAGCACAGAGTCATGTAAGAATAAGTTTTGATCAACCTATCTATACAGCTAATGCAACAGGTATGGGTACATTGAATTTATTAGAAGCTGTAAGACTAACTTGTAAAAATACAAGAATTTATCAAGCCGGCAGTTCAGAAATGTTTGGTAATAATATAGACTCAGACGGATATCAAAGAGAAACAACTCCAATGGCACCAGTTTCGCCATATGGATGTGCTAAAGTATTTTCACATAATATATGTACCAATTATAGAAATGCATATAATATGTTTATTAGTAATGGTATTCTATTTAATCATGAATCTCCTAGAAGAGGAACAAATTTTGTTACTAATAAAGTAGTTAAAGAAGCAGTTAAGATTAAATGTGGGTTATCAACTAAACTAACATTAGGTAATTTAGATGCTAGTAGAGATTGGGGTCATGCCAAAGATTATGTAAAATGTATGTGGTTAATGCTGCAGCATGATACGCCAGATGACTTTGTTTGTGCAACTGGTATATCTCATACGGTACAAGACTTAGTAGAATATGTTTTTGGTAAATTAGATTTAGATTATACACAATATATTAAGTTAGACGAAAAATTTTATAGAGCTGAAGAATTAAAATTTCTTAAAGGCGATTGTTCTAAAGCTAAAAAAATATTAGGTTGGAATCATGAATATACATTTGAAACCATGTTAGACGAAATGATACAATATTGGGAAAACTTACCAGTAAAAAATATATTTTAGGAAATAATAATGAAAAAAATAGTATATGTAACAGGGTGTTTAGGATTTATAGGATCATATGTAACAAGATTATGTCTTAAACGTGGATGGTATGTTAAAGGCATTGATAAAATGACGTATGCTGCTAATACAGATTTATTAGATGAATTTAATAAATACAATAATTTTTCATTTGTAAAATGCGATATTAATGATTTAGAATTTTTATATGAATGTGATTACATTATTAATACCGCAGCTGAAACTCATGTAGGCAATAGCATAGTGGATAATAATGATTTTATACACTCTAATATAAATGGTGTACATAATATATTAGAACTTATAAGAAATTATAGAGCAGAAGGAAAATCTATACCAACACTAATTCATTTCAGTACCGATGAAGTATATGGGGATATTGATACTGGTATGCATAACGAAGAACATTTATTAAAACCTAGTAATCCATATTCAGCAACTAAAGCTGCAGCTGATCAATTAATTTTGGCATGGGCAAGAACATATAATTTACCATATGTAATTGTTAGACCAACTAATAATTACGGTGTTGGACAATATGTTGAAAAGTTAATTCCAAAAGCAATAAAGTATTTAGAATTAGGTAGAAAAATACCACTACATAATAATGGAAGTCCAGTACGTACTTGGTTACATGCAGATGATACTGCTAAAGCAATACTAACTATTATTGATAATAATAAATCAAATGAAATATATAATATTTCTGGCGGATTTGAACAAACAAATTTGGAAACTATTAAAAAAATACTTAAATTATATAAAATATCTGATATATACGACTACGTAGATTTAAGTTACAGTCGACCAGGCCAAGACATTAGATATTCATTAGATGATTCAAAACTAAAATTATTAGGATGGAAACCTAAATTAAAATTTGATATTGAATTATATGATATAATAAAATATTATAAAGATAAATTTATATGGTAATAAAAAGAAAGTAATATGGCATTTTTTAGAATAACACATAATAAATTCGAAGAAAATTTTAATTTTGACGAATTTGATACAATGCATCCAGACGAATGGAAAAATGATAATAGGATTAAAGAAAGTGGATGGGAATCAAGATATGAATATGAAGCTTCATTAATAAATAATTTAATTACAGAAAATCCTAATATAAAAAATGTATTAGAGATTGGTTCAGGTCCTGGTATATTATCACAAAAAATACAAGATACTCATACTGATTTAAATTATCATTTAATTGATAAAAAATATGCTAAACAATATTTTGAAGAGCATAATTTTAAAGGTACTTTTTTTGAAAAGGATTTATCTAATAGTTTTGATACAACTGGATTATTGGACAAATATGATTTAGTTATTACAAATGATTTTTTAGAACATGTATTAAATCCTTCTATAATTGTACAAACTATATATAAATTAACTAACAAAGATTCATTTTATTTTATAAGTAATCCAAATTGGAGAATGGCACATCAATGGGTATACAGAGGTCTATTTGATTTTGATAATTTTTTATACTTTTTATATACACATAAATTCAAATCAATTGGATTTTATGGATCTCCACTAAAAACACCAGATTATCCTAGAATAGATAGTGAAAGTCAATTACCAAATGAATCTCTAAGAGATTGGAATCATTATATTATATTTAAACAACGAGATTAGTATGAATAAATTAAAGACCCAAATATTAGAAATTGCTTATAAACATAAACTAAGCCATTTAGGAAGTTATTTTTCTTCTGTTGATATTATTGATAAAATATATAAAACAAAAAATAAAGAAGATGTATTTATACTTTCATCTGGACATGCTGCTGTAGCACTATATGTAGTATTAGAAAAATATGAAGGAGTAAATGCTGAAGAATTATTTATAAAACATGGAGGTCATCCACATAGAGATGAAGAAAATGGAATATACTGTTCTACTGGTAGTTTAGGAATGGGTATAACAGTTGCAGTTGGCAGAGCAATGGCAAATAAGAATAGAAAAGTATATGTTTTAATAAGTGATGGAGAATGTGCCGAAGGATCTATTTGGGAGTCGTTACGATATATACAAGAAGCAAATTTATCAAATATAGAAGTATATGTAAACATAAATGGATATGCGGCATATGATAAAATAGATAGTAAATACTTAACAGATAGATTAAAATCATTCTTGCCAAATATTAATATTGAATATACCACAGTAAATCAATTACCTTGTCTAAAAGGTTTAAATGCACATTATCATATTATGAGTGAACAAGATTATAAACAAGCAAAGGAATTATTATGAGAAAAGAGTTTGCAGAATTTTTATATAACGAAATGTCATCTAATGAAAAGATACATTTAATTACTGGCGATTTAGGATATGGACTATGGGATAAAATTAAATTAGACTATCCAGATCGATTTCATAATGTATTATCTGCAGAACAATTAATGATTGGAGCTGCAACTGGAATGGCAATGGAAGGCAAAATTCCTGTTGTATATTCAATTACTCCATTCCTATTATATAGGCCGTTTGAATTTTTAAGAAACTATCTACATCACGAAAATATACCCGTTAAACTAGTAGGCGGCGGAAGAGACAAAGATTATGGATATTTAGGATTTTCTCATTGGGCAGAAGAAGATTTAAAAGTTATTGATATATTAAATAATATAATAGCATATAAACCAAATAAATTATCCACAAAGACATTAGAAGATTTTTTATATAATAATAAACCTAGTTATTTAAATTTAAAAAGATGAATGTATTAATTACTGGTGGAAATGGGTTTATAGGTCGTAGTTTACGTTCGTCTAACCTAATATCTAAACATAATATGATATTTACGACTCGTAAAGATTTAAATGTATTAGATAAAGAATGTATAGAAAAATTTATCAAAGATAATAGTATTAATGTAATCATACATACTGCAATAAAAGGACATCCAGGGGATGATTCAAAATATACATTATCAGAAAATTTATCAGCTGATTTAAATATATTACAAATGAATAATTTAGTTGATCGAATAATAATATTTGGTTCAGGAGCTGAATATAATCGATCAACTAACATAGATCAAGTCACCGAGTCTGATCAGATTATTACTCCTACGGATTATTATAGTTTAGGTAAATATACTACTAGTAGAGCAGCTACTTTAATTGACAATGTATATAACCTACGTTTATTTGGATGTTTTGGCCCATTAGAAAATGACTCTAGATTTATAAAAAATAATATTAACAAAGTATTTAATCATTGTAGCATATCAATACAAAAAGATCGATATTTTGATTTTTTTTATATAGATGATTTAATAAAATTAATTGATTATTATATAGAGTCTGGTTCAGTATATAAAGAAATTAATTGTGTATATGATAAAAAATATAAATTATCTGATATAGCAAATATAATAAAAACAGAATTAAGAAAAAAAGACCCAATAATATTATTAAATGATAAAGATGTATTAGATACATCATATACAGCAACTGCTAATAATATTAAAAATTTAAAATCAACAAGTTCATATGAAATAAATTTTAAAGGACTTGTACAAGGCATAAAAGAAATGATAACAATAAAGGAAATAAATGAAAAAAATTAGTTTTTGTATTAATACAGCAAAGAATGAATTAAATCACGTAAAATTATTATTTAATTCACTACACCATAATTTAAAAGATACTACCCATGAAATAATAGTTTTCATTGATAGTGACAATCAAGGAACAACAGAGTGGTTACTTACTCAAAAAGAAGTATTTCCAAATCTTAAAATTTTAAAGAATACTCTTCCCATATGTTATGGGTATGCTCGTAATATTAATGAAATGTTTAAATTTGCATCGAATGACATTGTCTCATATTTACAATCAGATATGGTAATATGTAAAAACTATGATGTAGAAATATTAAAAAACTTAGAAAATAATATGATTTTATGTTCAACTAGAATTGAACCGCCATTACACGGAAATTCTGGAGAAAAGCATACGTATGATTTTGGGACTGATCCTACTAAATTTGATTTAAAAAAGTTTAACAAATATGCAGAATCAATTAAAGAAGATAAAATAACAGAATACTTCTTTGCTCCATTTACGTTATATAAAGACGTTTGGTTGTCTATAGGCGGACATAATACATTGTATAGAAGATCTAGAGAAGATAGTGATATATTAATTAGATTAGTTTTAAACAATGTAAAAATTAAACAAATATGGAATGCCGTAGTATATCATTTTACATGCACTTCAAGTAGAGGGCCAGAGTGGTTTAATCAAGAAAACAAAGAAGCCCAACAACGAGTAGAATTACAACAACAAGCAGATTATATTGAAATGCATCGTATAATTAGAAATTGGGGAAAGTTTCAGCATGATACCAATAAATTAAAATACTATAAAATTTCAGCATTCATAAGAAATATAAATAGTGAAGAGTCTTTACATACTTTTTTAAATATTGAATCTGCATTTAATAAGATTTATGTTGAAACACCAAAAATTATTGAATTATCCCAAACTGTATATGATAATATGCAAATACCAGCTAATAAGTTGCTTTCAATAAGTGATGCTGATTGGAAAAAATATGGATATATGTATAATCAAATACAATCAAAAGATCGAATATTTTCAATAGATGATGCCATATTAAAAGACGATGTAATTATAGAATTTGATATAAATGAATGCACTCCAGAACGCATAATGAATTTTATTTCAAAAATACAATATATTATAGAAGATACATCAGAAGTTGGTTCTTATGAACATGATATATTTAAAATTCGTATTAATAAATATATTGATAGATCATCCGAATTAATTAAAATATCAAATCCTGTTATAAAAGACGAGCATTTATATCAAATTTTATAACCTGTTTATGAGACAGTAACATATTTATTTAAAAAAGGTAAATATGTTACTAAAACAAGGATCTACAGGATCTGCAGTTAAAAAATTACAAGAATCTCTAGGATTATTTGCTGATGGAATATTTGGATCCGGAACAAAATCCGCTATAATTAAATTTCAGAAAAAAAATAAATTAGTTGCAGACGGAATCGTTGGATCGTCAACTTGGGAAGTTATCGGCATTGATACAGATCAAGAAGCTGCAGCAGAAGATTCAGAATATACTACAAAAGATGGCTTAGTTATAGATAGAGAATATCTAGATAAAGATCAATATGTAAGAGACTATGGTAAAATAGAACCACGTGGTTTTTTCATACATCATACTGCTGGTTGGGATAATCCTTATAAAACTATTGGAGGTTGGAATCGAGATACAAGAGGTAGAGTAGCTACACAATATTGTATTGGTGGAACCAATGTAAAAGGTAAAGCAGCTCCACACGACGGACAAGTAGTAGAGTGTTTTCCTAACAATTATTTAGGATGGCATTTAGGTAAAGTAGGTAAATTTGCAATATCTAAATTTTCTGGCGGAGTAGAATTAAACAATTTTGGATATCTTAAGAAAAAAGGTGATAAGTATTATACATATGTTAATACAGAAGTTAAAGCAGAATATGTTTGTGATTTAGGCTATAAATTTAGAGGCCATCAATATTGGCACGCTTATTCCGAAAAACAAATAGAAAGTTTAAGACTACTTATTCTACACTTAAAAGATATTTATCCATTAATGGATTTAGTAAATGGACTTCCAAAACTTTTAAAAGATGGAGTTCATCCAAAAGACGCATTTGAATTTAATGAAGATGCGTATAATGCAAAGCAATTTGGTTTGTGGACACATACAAATGTTAGAAAAGATAAATTTGATTGTTTCCCACAACCAGAACTAATAGAAATGTTAAAAAATATATAAAAATAAAAATAGGTTATTATTATGAATGAGTTACTCTTAAAATTGAAAAGTAAAATTATGGCGTTTAAGGACATGTTTAAAGATGACAATGATATTAATGAAAAGAATGTAGTAGGATTCGCATCATTTGCGGTAATGGTAATATTTGCAATTGCTGATATTATTACTGGATATATGGGAGAGCCACTGCATGTAAATGAATTCATATATAATTCATTCTTATGGATAACCCTAGGAAGCTTTGGTATCGCAGAAGCTGGTAAAATACTAGGAAAAACTAATGCGGACGAAGAAAATGAAAATATTTAAATATCTATTAATTGCATTAATTAGTTTTGTAACATTTAATGTAAATGCACAGAATATAATATTTGGATGCACTGACACAGCTGCAGCAAATTATGATTCAACAGCAACACAGCAACTAGAAGGAAATGTTGAATTTCCCGTTGGTTGTAATCAAACCGGCTGGTTCGGAAATTATGTAGGTATAAATTTAGCATTATATCAAAACAATCCATTAGAATTTGCAGTAGGTACAAAAGTAACTATAGCAGGATATAACTATTGGATTGATGCCATGAATGTACCTACTAATTGTAATGTAGGCGTGGCTTTAATATATGTAGCAAATACTCCAGGATTAGCAGACGGAAATTGGATGACACAGGGTGGAGTTATTCTAGGCGCTGGAGCTATACCAGGGGATCAATGGAATATAACAGAATGTTTTTACAATCCAGGATGTATGGATCCGGATTATATAGAATATGATTCAAGTGCCAATTGGGATGATGGTAGTTGCCAAACATTAATTTTAAAAGGCTGTACAGATTCAACTTCATTGAATTATAATCCATGGGCTAATACAGATGATAGTAGTTGTATATCAAATTTTAGTTGTGGTTTTCATAAGGTTGGAATATCTGTAACTTTAAAGTTAGATAATTGGCCAAGTGAAACTAGTTGGTTACTATTACGCACAACAGGAAACGTCACAGATACAGCTTATTATGCACCTAGAGGAACATATAATTATCAACAACAAGGACAAACTATAGTAACTAATTTTTGTGCTAATGCAGGGCCAAATCATTATTTACAATTCGTATTACAAGATTCATATGGTGATGGTATACGAGGTTCACAACCGCCTACTAATAGTGGATATTGTTTAGTAGAGAATATAGATTGCCCTGATACTCTTTTTTATATGTCCGAAGCAAATGCTGATTTTGGTTATGTAATTACAAGTGATGGTAATTATTGGAGTCAACGATCATCGTATTGTGGCCCTACTCCTATTTTTGGCTGTACAGATCCAACATATCAAGAATATAATCCATTAGCTACTATAGATGATACTTCATGCACCAATCTTCATATATATGGATGTATGGATACAAATTCTATTAATTATTATTCTAGTTATACAGCTTGGAATAATATAGAAACGTGTGAATATAGAGTTATATTAGAAGATGATGGTGGTGATGGATGGGGAGAAAGTTTTATAGGTATTAAACAAGGATCTCAATTATGGGACTTTACATTAGAACCAGGAACATATGTAGATACTTTTTATGTTAACTTTATAGTAAAAGATACGTTAGGTTTACAAGACCCAGTTGAAATGTATTATTTTGAAATAGGAGACGATCAACAATCGACTCAACAAATAGATATTCAAACAATACAAAATTCAGTTAAAATAGAAAATAATTACGGAATTTTAATACAAGAAGGAAATTTCCCATGGGCTAATGGAAATAAATTAAAAACATATAAAACAACTGCCGATATATATTCTGGAACACCATTTTGCGGATATGTATGTACTCCTAAAGTATATGGTTGTATGGATTTAACTTCATTAAATTATAATCCTAATGCAAATACTGATGATGGTAGTTGTATTCCTATCATTTATGGGTGTATGAATCCTTTAGCATTTAATTATGATTCGACTGCTACAATTAGTGATAATAATTGTATAGCTATAGTATATGGATGTACAGATCCTATATCATTTAATTATGACCCAAATGCAAATATAGATAACGGAACTTGTATTTATTTAGGATGTACAGATAATATAGCTTGTAATTATGATTCAACGGCTAATGTAGATAACGGCGGTTGTGTGTATCCAGTTCAATATTATAATTGTAATTATATTTGTCTAGACGACACAGATGGAGATGGTATTTGTGATTCATTAGAAATAGTCGGATGTACAAACCCACTTTCAATTAACTATAATTCCAATGCAACAGATAACGACGGATCATGTATACCGTATGTATATGGGTGTCTAGATCCCACATCATTTAATTATGATTCATTAGCTAACACAGCTGACGGTTCATGTATACCAGTAGTATTAGGATGTACGGATCCAACCTCTTTAAATTATGATCCTAATGCCAATACAAATAATGGTTCGTGTATAACACCTGTATATGGATGTACAGATCCTACTTCATTTAATTATAATGCTATAGCAAATGTAGATAATGGATCTTGTATTACTATAATATATGGTTGTACAGATTCTACAATGTTTAATTATAATATTTTAGCCAATACTGATAACGGAACTTGTATACCATATGTATATGGATGTACCGATTCCACTGCTTTAAATTACAATCTATTAGCTAACAAAGATGACAATTCATGTATTGCTAAAGTATTTGGATGTACTAATTTGACAGCATTTAATTATGATCCATTAGCAAACACAGATGATGGCACCTGTATTCCTATTATACCGGGTTGTATAGACCCTACCATGTTCAATTATAATTCAAATGCTAATACAAGTGATGGTAGTTGTATACCGTATGTATATGGCTGTACAGACCCTGTTTCATTTAACTATGATTCGACTGCAAACACCGATAACGGTTCATGTTTACCTATAGTTTTTGGATGTACCGATTCAACCGCTTTTAATTATGACCCATTATCTAATACTAACAATGGCTCTTGTATTCCAATTGTATATGGTTGCACTGATCCGTCTGCATTTAATTATAACCCAGCAGCAAATACAGAAGATTTTTCATGTATCACAGTTATATACGGTTGCACAGATTCACTATCTATAAATTATGATTCAACTGCAAATGTTGATAATGGATCATGCATTACAGGAATACCAGGATGTACAGATCCAAATGCATATAATTTTAATCCAAATGCAAATGTTCCTGATTCAGCATCGTGTTTATATGATGCCGGATGTATTACAGGTCCAGGTAATCCATATTGGTTAAATGATCAATGCTATGCCTGGGTAATTAGTATAGATCCATATTGTTGTTCTGTAGGATGGGATGCTAATTGTCAAAATACATATGATTACTGTGATCAAAATAGTACATGGACCGGCATAGAAGATTTAATTTATGATGGAGGAATAGCAATATATCCTAATCCAACTAAAGACGAAATTAATGTAGTAAGTTCTAGATTCAAAAATGTATTAGTTACATTATATAGTATATCCGGACAAGTTGTTATAAATGAAACTAATGATAAAGTTATTGATTTAAACAATTTGCAAGATGGTGTTTATTTTATGCATATATCTGTTGCAGAATTAACATATATTAGAAAGGTAATTAAACAATGACCAGAAACTTATTATTAATATTAACTTTAATACCATTATTATCATACAGCCAATATACACAAAAATTACACCATGGTAGACTTATTGGCAAGTCCAAAAGAGACAAAAGAGAACAGTGGAAACCATTTGAAGATTTTGATAAAAAATTTAAAAAAGCAATTAAATTTGCTACATTTTATGGAGCATTAAATGGAAATAATAGTATTGCAGATGCTGATGTATATTCAATAAACACTGGCCAACTACTTAATAGTACAATAGAAACGCCATTTGATTATTCAATTGTTCTTGGAGTAAGAAAGATAGCTAGATTTGGTTATGAAAATAGAGCAAATGTGTTTTACAATGGCACCGAACATACATATGCTGATGCTGCAACAATAGGAAAGATATCTGGATTTGAATTTTTAATAGAAGCAGATTATAAAAGAAGATTTGGAAAAACATATCTAGATCAAAATCATTTCTTGAGATATGTAGCAGATAGATGGATTGTTAAGACAGAATATGTGCAACAAGGATTTGCCGATATTAAGTACTTTGAAGCATCACAAAGATATAGACAGAAAGTTAATAAAAAGTTATCATGGAATATAGGTATGGTACAACGAATATCAGAACCGTACGGATATAATCCATTAGAAGAATTTATATTACCAAATGGAAGTTTACATTATACTGCATTAGCATTACAAGAAGGATATAATGTAGAATTTTTACCAGGCGGTCAAATAAATTATTTAAATCCAGCTGGTAACTTAGTAGCAGATAATAACATTATTTGGGAAGAGGTAGTAATACCAGAAATGCTAGCTAATTATGTTGACAGAAAAAAAGACGAAATACCACAACAATGGAATTATTCATTTGTAGTTGGATATGATTTTTATCATTATACCAAAACCTTTTGGGTACATTCTTGGGCAAGTATAATGCCATTTCATTTAGAGACTGGCGAATATGCATATCACAAATTTATAGCTCCAAAGCAAACATGGATTGATATTGCCGCCGGATTTATATTAGGAAATAGGATAAATAAACACTTAGGTATATTTATAGAAGGTAAGTATAATAAGTATTGGAACAGAGAATGGCACGATTTTAGTGTTGGACTAAATTATATAATTTTTTAAGAAGATAACAAGATGGGAAAAGAATTAAATGAAGACACGGGATTTAAAGTAAGTCTTAAAACTTTAGGAGGTATAGGATTTGTAATGGTGACTGTAATAGGAATGTGGTTTTCATTACAAGCTGATATTGAAGAAGCAAAACAACTTCCAGAACCATTACCAGCAGATGTTACTAGAATGGAATTTGATATGAAAGATCAATTAATACGTCAAACTATTATGACTACACAAAAAGATGTAGAAGAGCTAAAAGAAGATATGGGTCATATCGAAGCAAAACTAGATAAACTTATCGAAAAAAGGAGATAATATGAGAAAATTTCTGATAATAATATTCTTATTTATATCATATAATATTATATCTCAAATAGAAGTTATTCAATTTAATGCAAATTGGAATGAAGCAAATGGAGTTAATTGGCTGGGTAAATTAACAGATACAAAAATTAGTGAAGTTTGTATAGTATCAAATAAAGCAGCTCAAGCAAAATATAAAATAGTAGTAGTACCAACGATTGTCGTTTTTAACAACGGAGAAGAAGTTAAACGGTATCAAGCAAACATCATGATGAAAATGGAAGCCAAATTGGAAGATATTCAAAATGTTGTTGATGAAACAGTAATGGAGTCATTCTAATGTATGAATATAAATGTAAAGTAAATAAGGTAATTGACGGAGATACAGTTGATGTTGATATTGATTTGGGATTTGGAATAGTTTTAACGGATGAAAGAGTTAGAATAATGGGTATTGATACTCCAGAGTCTAGAACAAGAGATAAAATAGAAAAATTATTTGGATTTGCATCTAAAAAAAGATTACAAGAATTATTATCTAAGAATTGTGTACTTAAAACAGAAATCAATAAAAAAGGTGAAGATATGAAAGGCAAATTTGGCCGAGTATTAGGAGACTTTGTATCAGTAGATGGAAGAATGATTACTGATATTCTTATTGAAGAAGGGTATGCAGTAGCATATCATGGACAATCTAAAAATGATATTCGTGATGCGCATATGACAAATCGAATCAAATTATTAAATGAAGGTATCATATCACAATCAGATATTGATAACATTGCTAAAAAATAACTAGGATAAATTCATATTTTTTATTATAATAGGTTATGAATTATCGATTGATTACTTTTTCAATATTACTATTTACTTTAGGACACATAATAGTCTGGATGCAATTAAATGGGCCTATATTATGGCCATCATTTAAAAAATACAAATTTTTATTAGCTTTATTAGGAGTACCAATAACATATATCTTTATGTCAGCTACTCAATATACTATTTCTGGGTTTCAAGGATTATTTTGGCCCGGTAGATTTGTTGCATTTGTATGTGGTATTACTGTATTTACTATATTTACATACTATTTTAAAGGAGAAGCTATAACGTTAAAAACTGCTGCATCCTTAATATTAGCATTTTCCATAATAATAATACAGTTGTTTTGGAAATAACCATATTTATATAAAAGAAAAGCACTGGAGTATTAAATGAACAATATATACAAACTTATTTCAAAAGAGTATAAAAAAATTCAAAAAGAAAATTATATTAAAAATATAGTATCAGAAGAACATCTAAAGCTAACAGAAGATGATGCAGGTATACGAAGTACTTTAGATTCATTAGATTACAAAGAAAAAGGTTCTGAAATTGATAATGGTGGAGATATAGAACCGCATGCAGCAAAATTATTTACAAAATTTTTTCAGTTTCTAAAAAAACAATTGCCAGAAGTCAAAATAAAAGTAACTGCCGGTAATGACAATTTTCACAAAGGATATAGATCTAGACACGTATATGGAGAAGCTTTAGATTTTACTGTTATTGACGGATCTAAAGAAAAAGTTAAAGATGTATTAAAACAATTCAAAAAGAAATATTCTGCCGACTTTAAATGGTTAGATGAATATACAAATCCAACCGAACATTCTACTGGTGGACATTATCATATGGCATACGTAGGAGCTAGTTCAGTATATAATAAAAAGAAATCATCTGGAGAATTGCCTGAGGTTATACCTGGAACTAATAAAGTAGTAAACACCGATGGATCTTCTGTAGAATTAAATACATGGACTGGTGACGATAACAATGGTACCAATTTAGCAGAATTAGATAATATATTAAAAGAATTTTCACAAAAAGCTAAAGGTAGAAGTAGTGCAATAATGGAAACTTTTACTGCCGGAGAAATGAAATCTCATAAATGGATTGTAACTGCTCCTATGAAGTTAGCACAACGTGACGATCTTAAGGGTGGCGAAAGCTTTGTAAGTGATGACAGCTTAATATTAGCACAAGCTCCAGAAACTATAACTTTTTATCCGACTGGTCAAGTATATCTATATAATCAAACATCTTTTGCAGGCGATGTTGATATTGAAAACAAAGATAATTGGATAAAAAGTGCAGCTAAGAGTATAATGGGTCCTATGAATACTGCAATGGCGTCATTAATAGCATTATATTTTGGAGGAAAAGATGCTGCCAAAGCAATGTTACCTAATTCTAATAAAGTTCTTAAAATAACAAATATACAAGGAGATTTATTAGGAACATTATATACTGATGCAGAAAATGGAATTGTGTTTGATATAGGAGAATCCCCTCAATATGCAATAGACGGCGAAGGCAATGTAAAAATGGGCCACGGAAAAGGATTAGACATATTACAAACCGTATTAGATTATGCGGGATTTATTCCAGTTATTGGTGACGTATTAGATATTATTAACGCAGTAATATATTATGTTAGAGGAAGATATTTTGAAGCTGCATTATCATTAATAGCAGTGATACCTATAGTAGGATCTGTAATTAAGTTTGGAGTAAAAGGTGCATTTAAAGCTGGCGCATCTGCAATTAAAGCCGGCGGTAAGACATTAAAAAATGTAGGGTTAGCAGGAATTAAAAAGATATTTGGAAAAGGCCCAGGCGGAGTAAAACAAGCTCAAAATTTATTAGAAGTATTAATAAAGAAAAAAATTATTGAACCAAATGATTTAATATATTTACAAAAATCTGGAACATTGGATATAATATTAAAAAAATTAACAAAGTCAAAAAAAGTATTTGCAAAATATGCTAAAAATGCACCTAAGTCTATTGATGAAGCTATAGAAGCATTTGAACAAATGGTAAAGAATCTTAAAGGCGGATTAAATAACAAAATATTTATAAAGAAATTTGGACCAAAATCAGTTGAAAAGTATGTAAAAGCTGCAGCACCATCTACTATATTAGGAAGAATAGGAGCTAGAATAGGAAGATTATTTACTCAACCTAGATTATTTAAAGCAACAAAAAATCTAGTTACTAGAATTCCAGCATCTCGTGCTAGATTAATTAACAAATGGATTAAAACTCAACTTGAAAAAGATCTATTAAAAGATCCATCTAAAATTACGGCATTATTAAAAACAATTTCTCCAAATGGATTGGCAAAATTAGGATTAAAAAAAGGAAAAATCCCAAATATTACAAAAATATCTAAAGATACATTAGATAATATATTAAAAGTTGCAAAAGAAGAAAGAAATATATTTCTTCAAGCAATGATGAATAATCCACGAATTTATTTTAGAGCACAGTTAAATCAAGGTGCTGGATCTATGTATAAAATGAAAAGTTTAAAGAAATTATTAACAACTGCATTTGGAAGAAAAAGTTTAGACATTATATATAATGAAGTAAATACCGTATTAAATAAAGAATTTGGTGTAGACACTGGGTTGGGTGGATATGGTAACGAAGCAGATTCAGTAGTTGCAGCTACTATCTTTCATTTTTTCGTAGATGCCGAAGCTCAAAAAGAACGTAAAGATAATTTATATAGCGGAGCTAGAAATTACATAGCTGATATGGTTGGTTTACTAGGATGGACCGGAATGGCAGATAATTTAAGACCTGACGAAAGAAAACAAATTCTTACTGCAGCATGGAATGATATTCCAGGTGACACAGATAAAGAAAAATTAGTATATATAAAAGGTCAAACTACTGATAAAAAACTCCTAAACCCAATTGTAAACTATGTAAAAAGCAAAAAAGGGAAGCCATGATTAATGAATATCAAACACAAAATGAATTGAATCCAAAATTATGGACTAATGAAGAATTTAATCCAAAACTTCGTTTACAATTATTAAAGATTGCAAAAGCTTTTTATAAATTTTTAGGCATTACTGCAAAAATTAAAGATGTTACACTAACTGGTAGTAACGCAAATTATAATTGGACTAAACATTCAGATATAGACTTACATTTGATTATTGATTATACAGAGGTCGATGAAAATGATACATTGGTTCGTGAATTAATGCAATCAAAGAAAAGTTTATGGAATAATACATATCCTATCGAGTTTAAAAATATGAATATAGAATTATATGCACAAAATGCTGTAGAGTCACATACATCTACAGGTGTATTTTCTTTATTAAATAATGGTTGGCTACAAAAGCCTGATCCAAAAATTGTATCTGTAGATGATAATGAAATTAATACAAAAGCAAAACCATATGAATTTGAAATAGATAATCTAGATCCATATGAAGATAATCTATTACATAAGATAAAAAATATAAAATCCAGATTAAAACATCTAAGACAAACTGGTTTAGAAACAGTTGGTGAGTATTCAATAGAAAATTTAGCATTTAAATCTTTACGTAATTCTGGACATTTAGAAAAACTAAGTGATCTAGAAAAAGATATAACGTTAACACAATTAACCCCTACCCTAGACGAACAATGGCCTTCTGGTCCATTTGGTCAAGAACATGACTATGCTAATTATGGAGGTCCATGGGGAACTGGTCATCATCATAAAACAGACTTCAAAAAAGGACCTGGTAAGACACCTACAAAAGGTATTGGTTCGGGTATGGATGCCGAAGAAGATAAAGATGCAGATGAAACTGGATATAAAATAGTTGATGAGGCAAAGAAGAAATCTAAAATAGATATGATATTGCCAAGAGGCGAGCAAAAAGTTTTAAAAGCAGAAGATAAAGAATATGATAGAGGGTTGCTAGTCAAATTATTAGACAATGGCGGATATGAAATGGCATATTGGTATGATAAACCAAATAAACCATATCCAGTTGAAATAATTGTTGATGGTAAGAGTATAACACCAGATGGTAAAGTAGTTGAAATGAAATTCCATCCCAAAGATTACTATGAAAATCAACCTAAGGGTAAAAAATGATATTATCAAAAAATACATTGTCTCCAATTGCTACATATACTAATCAAACATATGATATTGATGCTTTACTAAATACAGAAAGTGTTAACTTATTTGACCAAAACGGGTATCATTTAACTAAAGCAGAACAATCATATTTAGGTCCTAATGGTTATAATCCAATAGAGCGTAGACATGAAGACTGTTTAAGATACGATTGGTTAATTTGGGACAAACGTGATGGAGCTCATATTAATCACTCGGATCTATTTGAAAGAAAAGGATTCTCTGAAGCTGCTCTAGATCAATTACAAAAATATGCAAACCGAAATCCAATGTTATATAAATTAATCAAAATGAAACCTAAATGGGGAATTGATATATCAATAGATTACGTGTCTCCGGATGCTGTATTTGAAGTATTTCATTATGAATGGGATTCATTTGAATATAATGCCATAGAAGATAAAAAATCTGAAATTGAAGAATTTATGTTAAATAGAGATTGGGACGATATTGCTAAAACATTATGGAACAAAAAAGATGAATGGTATGATTTAGACTTTTTTGAACAAACCAAATGGCGAACTGATTATTTTAACTTATCACCAGAGAAATTTAAGAACGTAATTTGGAGTAACTGATATTTATATAAAATGAGAAGATTAAAGAATATATTAAAAGATACTATATTAGAATCAAAAAATGATTATAATACTCCAGCTGCTATTTCTAAAGAAAAATCAATTGGTAATAAAAAAGTTAAACCAGAAGATTCTATAACAGATTTAGATCTAAATACATTGAATCGAAATCAAACCATTAAAGAATATAGTTATGGACCACTTAATCCAGACGATGCAAAAGGTTCCAAAAGCTTTTGGCAAAATAAAGCAGATTTATGGAACACAACCATAGAAGCTGCAAAACAATCTAAATGTTCTAACTGTGGGGCATTTGATCAAAAGAGATCAACTCTTTCTAAAATTGAAAAAGCTATAGGAACTGACGGTAAAGCTATTGTTAGAAATGCTAATATTGGATTCTGTGAATTCTTTTGGTTTAAATGTGCCGGCGCTCGAGCTTGTGATGCATGGGTTGGCGGAGGACCTATAACATGATTTCTAAAGGCCTAGGCGACGATATAAAAAAAATCACATCTGCTACTAGATTAGATAAATTAGCAGAACGAATTGCAGATTTAACGTCTAGTGATTGTGGATGTAAGAAGCGACAAGAAAAGTTAAATAAATATCCGTCAATATTAAATAAATTTAAAAGGAGTTCCAAATGATAACTGAAGATTGTGGTTGTGAAAATCATTCAAATAAACCAACTCATATGGCTCCTAAACAAAATACTTTAAAATCATTATTAATTAAACTAATGGCTGAGCGAATAGTTAAAGTAGATAATAGTTATGTTGTGTATCCTAAAAATGGTGGAACGAGACTAGGAACTCATCCAACAAAAAAAGCTGCATTAAAACAATTGGCAGCAATTGAAATAAACAAATAGAAAAAGGAATAATATGCCGTATCCAGGAATTAACCCATGGGAGTTAACATTCTCACAAAGAAAAAGAAGATCAAGAGAGTTAGTAGAAAAAATAAATCCAGGAAAAGGATTTGCTTCAAGTGTTGCCCTCAATATAGAATTAGCTAAAGAAGAATCAGAAAGAGCTAAAAGATTATATAATGTAGATATAGCACCAGAAGATACATCTATATATCTATATAGTACTCTATCTCTTCAAAAGAATCCACCTCCACGTAACTTACAAGATGTGCTCACAACACCTAGAGAGAAGGCTCTATATAGTGCAGGAATACCTCAAAACAGTAAAATTGTTCTAAATACTAGAGGACAAAATAGAAAAATTATTCAAAATGCTGCAACTGCAGCTATAGAAGAAGGAGCTGTTCAAACTGCAGCAAAGTTAACAGAATTTCTTAGGAATGGTGTTTCTGTAGGAACCTATAGAAGTGGCGGCGGCCCATTTGTACCATATCAAGGTTATGCAGACATAGCAACCTATTAAATTAATTGAATCAATATTTATAATAAATAAAATACATAAAGGAATAACATGGCAAATTTAGAATTAGGACAAGCAAGAGCAATATTGCAACTGGCTCTTAATGATCTTAAAGCATCTGGTACATCTCCGAACTCGGTAGCAGCGCTGGAAAAACTCAATATATCAAGACTTGGTATGATGGTTAACAACAGATCTACAGGACAAAAATATTACCTCATTGGCGCTAGCGGAAAAGTAAAGTTCAACCCTACCATATTCCCAGGCGGATATAGTGGAATTTAATAAATAAAAAAAAAAGGACATAATGGCAGACGTATTTAGAAAAAGAAAAATTGGAGAAGCAGACTTGCTCGAAGAAAAA